CGTCGCCTGGCCGACGAGCTGGACGCCGAGGCCGACTATCTCGAGAGCCGGCAATCGAACGGAGCGACCGGATGCAGTGCCGAAGTTGGCGCCGATGTGCAGCCCGAGGCGGCCGATTGATGGCGGCACAACTCGACAAGCTGGAGGGCGACCGCATGCTGCTTGCGCTGGAACTGCTGCTGCTGTGGCTGCTGGCTGACGCGCTGATCGCGGTGCTGGTGCTGTGGCGGTGAGCGACGCTCCCATGCGCGTCGGTGGCGGCGTCCAGGGCGTGCGCGTGTCGGTGCCGGCCAAGTTCCGGCTCACCGCGCCGATCGCCCCTGAGGACGAGTTGGCGGCCTCTGTGGCGTCTGCCATGGCTTACCTGCTGCCATCTGACGCGGTGTTCACCGCCTGGGATCTGAGCAACGCCAAGTCCGCGGTCGAGGGCGGCCGCAAGAAGCGCATGGGCTGTCTGGCCGGTTGGCCCGATTGCTCGATCTGGTGGCATGGCCGCGTCGTCCTCCTTGAGCTGAAGCGCAGCCGGGGCGGGCAGCTCTCGCCGGCGCAGAAGGCGCTGCATCCACGGCTGGAGGCTGCCGGCTTCCCGGTCGCTGTCGTGCGCAGCGTCGACGAGGCGTTGGCCGCGGTCAGCGCCGCTGGTGTGCCGTTGCGTGGCCGGGTGGCGGCATGAGCCTCTGGCGCGCCATCGGCTGGACCCTGATCGCGTGGAGCGTTGCTTTCGGTGCCACGGCAGCGCTGGTCAGAGTGCTTGGCACCGGAGCAATACGATGAAGCCGGCTTTGTGGAGAGTACCGTCGTCCTTGAGTGAGCCGGGTCTTCGGAGAGTGCCGATGACTGAGAGCGAGCCACCGCCTGTGAGAGTGCCGGATATGCGGAGCGAGCCGAGGCTCGCGAGAGTACCGAACACATGGAGCGAGCCGAACCCGTCGAGAGTACCGCTATCAGCGAGCGAGCCGATCAGCCGGAGAGTACCGATTTGCAGGAGCGCACATGAGCGATAGTATCGACCCCGCATTACTCACGCCTATACAGAAGCTCACAAAGGATCTGCGTGAGGCATCACGCACGCTCGGGCCAGCCGAGGCACGCTTTCTCGTGGATGCTTATTACAAGATACAGGAAGACCGCATCCGATCCGCACACCAGGTCCGGACGCTGTCACAAGCCACCGACGACAAAGCCCCCGAACCACACGACACGATCGCTTGGCTGTTCACGCAGGAACAGACCCTGGAAAACCAGATCAAAGCCGCGCTGGATGTCTACGGCGCAGGCCAGCCTGCGGGCGTGTGGATGCGCTCGGTGGTGGGGATAGGCCCTGTGATTACCGCTGGCTTCCTCGCGCATATTTACATGGGCGATTGGTGCGCGGTTTGTCACGGGCATAACCCTGCGGAACACGACCGACGTTCAGAAGACAAGGAGCCAGGTCACCCGTGGAACCCGATCATTTCGTGCCCCACCGTGGGGCAAATCTGGCGGTTCTGCGGCCTCGACCCGACAGTGAAGTGGGACAAGGGGACCAAACGCCCGTGGAACGCCAGCCTGAAACGCCTTTGTTGGATTGTGGGTGAGTCGTTCACCAAGGTTTCCAACCACCCCGACGACACGTACGGCAAACTCTACCAGCAGCGCAAAGAGCGTGAGATCGCGCGCAACGAGGCCGGGGATTACGCCGAGCAGGCTGCCGCGTCACTCACTGCCAAGCGGTTCGGGGACGATACGGCGGCGAAGAAGCATTATTTGGCGGGGAAGTTACCTCCCGCGCGCATTCACCTCCGGGCTCAGCGGTGGGCAGTAAAAGTGTTTTTAAGCCACTTTCACGAGGTTTTATACTTCACCACGTATGGGGAGCGACCCCCAAAACCCTATGTGCTCGACCATGTCGGGGGGCATGCTCACAAGATCGAGGTGCCTAACGCGCATCTTGTGCCAGGGCTGAAGCCGTGAACGGCGAGGGTACCAAACGTTCGGAGCGAGCCTGGACCGCGGAGAGTACCGTTGTGGCTGAGCGAGCCGTGTATGTGGAGAGTTCCGACCCCCCTGAGCGAGCCGTGATCGCGGAGAGTACCTGTTACGGTGAGCGAGCCGACGTTTGTGAGAGTGCCGAGTTGCTGGAGCGAGCCGTTCACGAGGAGTGTGCCGATTGGGTAGAGCGAGCCGTCGTCACCGAGAGTACCGACGTGCTCGAGCGAGCCGGGTCCGCGGAGAGTACCGTTGTCCGCGAGCGAGCCGTTCACGAGGAGTGTGCCGACTGGGTAGAGCGAGCCGCCGTCGCGGAGAGTGCCGCAAGACTTGAGCGAGCCGCGATAGACGAGAGTACCGGCGGCACTGAGCGAGCCGTGATCTTTGAGAGCGCCGTCGTCACGGAGCGAGCCGCCGCGCTAGAGAGTGCCGTCTGTTTGGAGCGAGCCGTTGCCGAGGAGAGTGCCAAAACGAGTGAGCGAGCCGCGACTCACGAGTGTACCGGAAACGGCGAGCGACTTGTTGCCAGACTCAATCGCTCACGCCACAATGAAAACGCCCCCCGTGTTGGAAGCACGGAGGGCGCTGAAACTGGATTAACTGTCGCTCGGGTGAGCGAGCAAACGGACCTGCAAACCCGTTTTACCGCGCACCCTTGGACTGCACAAGAGGGGTGTGCCCATGCCTCGTGATCCGTTGATCCCCGCCGGGGCGGCAGAGCGCGCGGCGCTGCGCGGCTGGCTGGCCGAGGACGCCGAACACGCCACGCTCGCCGTGCTGCACGGACGATACGCCGTGAAAGACGGCCTCCACTTCCTGAAAACCTTCGCGTTGGCGTATGCCGAACGCGCCAGGATCCAGGAAGACGTCGCCAGCGAGGTCGCCGTCGCCATGTTCTGGGAAGTCCTGCGCGGCCACCAGGCCGAGCTTGTCCAACTCCAGTGGGACATGGTCGACGCCGCCCGCCGCAGTCTCCAGCAGCACCACGACTTCGTCGCCGCCGGCCGCGTCGCCGCCGAGATCGCCCGCGCTCACCACGCCACGCCGGGCATGGTCACCGCCGCGCTCCGTATCGCAGCGAGGGCATCATGATGGCCGATTTCTACGATCTCGAAGCTGAACGCGCCGCTAAGGCCGCCGCAGCCGCCGAGAAACGACGCAACGCCAACGGCGCCGTCGCTCCTACTCTCGGCAACGCCGTGATCGCACTCCGCGCCGTGCAAGAGATGGCTGGCGCATTCGCCTGGAACGATTTTTCCGCGCGGCCTGAGATCGTCCGCCAGTTGCCGGGCGGCCGCACCGCGCCACTGCCGCGTCCCCTCTCCGACCTTGATGTGTCGGCCGTCACCATCTGGCTCAACCAGACCGCCGAGATGGCCGTCAGCTCCCGCACTACCGCCGAGGCCATCCGCGTCATTGCCGACGCAACACACTTCCACCCGGTGCGCAGCTACCTCGATCGCCTGGAATGGGACGGCACAGCACGCATCTACAAGTGGCTTACCGATCATCTCGGCGCCGAGGACAGCAGGCTGCATCAGGTGTTCGGCGCTCGCTGGCTCATCGGTATGGTCGCCCGCATCTTCCAACCCGGCTGTCAGTTCGACACCGCGCTGGTGTTCGAAAGCCCGCAAGGTCTCGGCAAGTCCACCACGCTGCGTACCTTGGGCGGCGAGTGGTTCACCGACTACCTGCCGGACCTCACCAGTAAGGATGCGATGCAGCAGTTGCAGGGCGTCTGGGTGGTCGAGATCGCTGAACTCGACAGCTTCCGCCGCGCCGAAACCCACCGCATCAAGTCGTTCCTGTCCACCCGCATCGATCGCTTCCGGCCACCCTACGGCACCATGCCAGCAGACTTCCCGCGGCAATGCGGCTTCGGTGGGACGATCAACCCCGATGGCAACGGCTATCTGCGCGACGTAACCGGCGCACGCCGCTTCTGGATCGTCGCCTGTGGCACCGAGTGGGAGGAGGGCGAAAAGGCTGATACATGCGGTCTCGCCGCGGTGCGCGACCAGCTCTGGGCCGAGGCGACCGCGCGCTACCAGGCCGGCGAGCCGTGGCACCTCGACACCGCGGAGTTGGAGCGCGAGCAAGCCGAGGCGGCGGACGATCGGATGGAAAGCGACGCCTGGGAGGGCCGTGTGCAGGCCTATCTGCGCGGCAGCACCTCGGTGCGGATGGACCAGATCCTCGGGCCGGACTGCCTCTGCCTACCGATCGACCGCTGGAGCCGCGGCGCTCAGATGCAGGCTGGATTTGTGCTCAAATCGCTGAAATGGACCCGCAAGCGCGTCCGGACGTCAGCCAAATCGTGGGAATGGAGGTATTTCGCGCCATGATGTTCCTACCTCGTGCCTACCTTGTGCCTACCGGTAGATACAAAAAAACTGAATGATTTCAACGATGTGCCCACTGTGCCCACTGTGCCTACTAAATTCCCCCGCAGACGTGCGCCCGCGCTCGCGCACGCCCGCGATTAAAAACACCCATAAGGTAGGCACAGTAAGAACAAGTAGGGGGAGACCCGCGGCACAGACCGATCGTTACGGTGCCCAACGTGTATATACAGGGTGGGCACAGGTGGGAACAGCGGGCACGGAGATAGGCACATGACCCCCCAGCCGCTCACCCAGCATGAACTGGCGGATATGATGGCGACCCTCGGCCGCCGCCTCTACGACCAACACCCGCACGACGTGCTCACGCTGGCAGGCTTCCTCGCCACCAACGCGCTCCGCTGCTGGGCCCCCGAGGACCGCATCCCGCTCGCCGCCGAATGGACCGACCACGTCCTCGCCACCGTCCGCGAAAGCCTGGATTGATGGACGACCTACCAGGCATCAATCCAGACGAACGCGCCGACGCTTTCGCAGCACGGCTCGCCGTCGCCTGCTCTGACGAGACCGACGCCGACGTGCTCCAGGAGCTGGTGGCACTCCTCGCCGAGACCATCGGGCACTACCCCAGCGCCCAGCGCCCGGTGCTGATCCAGGCCGCCCGCGGCATGCTGCTCGACCTCGTCCGCGAGATACCGCCCCTTGGCGCCCGACCGTGACCCACCGCCCCACCTTCGTGCCCCTCTGGTGCGCCTGCAAAGCCTGTGGCCACTGGTGGGACGACTGGCAACCGTTGCATGTCCCCGTCGCCACCTGGATCGCTCACATCCGAACGCTCCACTGCCCGCAGTGCGGCAAGGGCCGGCGCTCCGTCCTGGTCCGCACCAGACCGCTCTCCGAAAAGCCCGATGGAACACATGCCGCTTGACGCATCCGTGATGGCAGCCGTAGATACCGACAGCCGTGTGGCCCACGACAGCCTCCGGTGCGGACGCTATCCAGGCTGGGCCGTCATCCACACCCACCCCCAAGCCGAACGCTGGGCCTGCGACGGCCTCAATCGCGCCGGCTACCGAACCTTCCTCCCGCTCTACACCGCCAAGCGCCGCGATCCCGTGCTCCGAACCATGACCCGGAGCGTCGAGCTGCCGCTGTTCACCAGCTACGCCTTCGTCCTCCTCGGCCAGCACGACCCCTGGGTTCCCATCCGCTACACCCCAGGCGTTCACAGCCTGCTCATGAGCGGTGGACAGCCAAACATCGCCGCTATGGCCTCCATCGAGGCGCTAGAAGCCTCCCAGGAGCTTCGCCTCGCCGTCGCACCACCAGGAGCCTCGTGGGCGTCAGGGAGCGTCCTAGAGGTCTCCAGAGGCAGCTTCAGCGGTCACCGTGGGGCGCTGCTGCGGCTGCTGACGAAAGATCGGGCTGTGGTGATGCTGCTTCTGTTCGGAGAGCTGAGAGAGGTTGTTGTTCCGATCGCTGATCTAACGGCTGACTTTGCTGGGTGAGGGAAACCCTCCATCTTGCGTAATGAGCCCTACAAAAGCCTTTCGCTTCATGCCTCTCGCCGCATCCGCTCACCGAGCAGATGAACCTGCGTGGAGGCGGCGGTGGTCTGACCATGTATCCTGCAGCTTCAGCCAAGGCTATGCGATCAAAGCCGCAATTGCCTGTTTTCGGGCATACATAGAAGTAGCGCACGTCGGGATGGCGGGGTTCTTTTGGCAGAGCAATACAACAACTCTTGCCATCAACTGTTACGCTATCCGTTTGTCTAAAATAGACGGATTTAGATGGCAATTGGTAGAAAAACCGGCGGCCGACAACCCGGCTCGATCAACAAGATCAACAGCGACCTCAAGGAGATGATCCTCGGGGCGCTGTCCGACGTTGGCGGCCGCGATTACCTCGCACTGCGCGCCGTTGATACGCCAGCCGCGTTCCTCACCCTCATCGGCAAAGTCCTGCCCATGCAAATCACCGGCGAGGGTGGTGGCCCCGTGTTCGTCATCACCGGCGTCGATCGCGACGACGATAGTTCCAACAGCAACGAAACCGGTTTCGGAAGCAACGATGCCAGCGAAACCAGCATCAAAGATTAATCTCGGCTACGTTGCGCGACCCCAGTTCGCCGCGTTCCATGCGCGCAAACAACGCTGGTCCTGCATCGTCGCCCATCGTCGTGCCGGTAAGACCGTCGCCTGCATAATGGATCTGATCGATGCAGCCCTGCGCTGCAAGAAATCGGAAGGGCGCTTCAGTTACGTGAGCCCGACATACGCTCAATCGAAAGATACGTGTTGGCAATATCTCAAACGCTTCACGAACGAGATACCAGGCGTCGAGCAACGCGAAAGCGACCTGATGGTGATCTTTCCAACCGGTAGCCGCGTTCGTCTATACGGCTCAGACAACGTGGACCGTCTTCGCGGCACCTACGCGGACGGAATGATCATCGATGAATACGCGGATATAAACCCACGAGCCTGGCCTGAGGTGCTGCGTCCGTCGCTTGCTGATCGCCAGGGCTGGGCCGTGTTCATCGGCACGCCAAAAGGCCGCAACGATTTCTTTCGGCTGCATGAGAATGCGCAAACCGATCCTGCCTGGTTCTCGCTCATGCTGCGCGCCTCCGAAACCCACATTCTGCCGCAGCACGAGCTGGATGACATGCGGCAGATGCTCACGCCAGAGCAGTATCAGCAGGAACTCGAGTGCTCATTCGACGCAGCCGTGCTCGGCGCTTACTTCGCCAAGGAACTCGACGAGGCGCAGAACGCCGGCCGCATCACCGACGTGCCATACGATCCGCTGCTGCCCGTCCACACCGCCTGGGATTTGGGCGTGGGCGATTCAACCGCCATCTGGTTCTTTCAGGTCTTCCGCGCCGAGGTGCGTGTGATCGACTACTACGAAGCCTCGGGTTACGGCCTACCACACTACGCCGCAGTGCTCACCTCGCGCGGCTACAACTACGGCACCGACTACCTGCCGCACGATGCCCAGGCGCGACAGCTCGGCACCGGCCGCTCGCTCTGGGAAACGCTGCACAGCCTCACCAACCGCATCCCGCGTGTGCTCGCACAGCAGAACCTCATGGACGGCATCAACGCAGCGCGCATCAGCATCGCCTCGTGCTGGTTCGATGCATACAAGTGTCATGACGGGCTGGAGGCGCTGCGTGCCTACCGCGCCGACTACGACGACAAGCGCAAGGCGTTCACCGATCGACCGCGGCATGACTGGGCCTCACACGGCGCAGACGCGTTCCGGTATCTCGGGCTAGCCTGGCGCCAGATGCAGCCTGAGAAGCCGCCGAAGCCGCCAGAGGACTCGTGGGACCGCGCTTTCGCCCGCGCATCGCAGAGCACCGTGGAAAGCTGGAGGGTGGCGTGACTGCTGAGCGACAGGAATACGAGGCAGCGCTCGCGGCATATAGGGCTGCCAAACAGCGGCTGAGCGAGGCTAGGCGACACTACGACCCGAAGACCGCGCCAGAGTTCATTGCAAAGCGCAAGGCGTATATGGCCGCATACCGCGCGAGACAGGAGGCTGAAAACAGAGCGTGGCTGGCTAGTCCAGAGCGCGCGGCAGATGACGAGCGTTACCGCCTCATGGTTGAACGATACAACAGACGGACAGTGGACGCATGAGCGACGACAAGCCAGACACCACCACGATGAGCGGCGCTGAGTTCCAGCGCCACGCCGGCACCGATGCGCAGAAATGGGCGGTGGCGTTCCTCGCTGCCGCTGACGTTGAGACGGGGTGCAAGAGCAACGCTGAGCGCGCCGCCTTCACCGCAGCCTGGTTCCGCGATTACGCCGACGCGTGCGTGGCCGAGGAGGGGAGGTGGGTCACCGCTCGCCTGGTGCCGCGGCAGGAGTAGGGAACGAACGTTCTCCGTCCACAAAGGGATATTATCGGTCCCTAACCTATAGTTGCATCGGCGCAACCATAGCGCGTCCACGACGCAGCGACGGAAAAACCAAATAGCTACGAACCCAATCGCCCATGATCGACGCGGATCGAGACAAGTGCACCATGCCCGACAACGGCTTAGCACTGATGCGCCTCGACGAGTTCGACCGGCTGGAGTGGTGGGACGTGGCGCGCCGCGTCAACCCGCGCATTACCTGGGCCGAGTTCCTGCGCCAGTGGGAGGAGTTCCAGCGCCTCAAGGCCGCACACAAGGCCAACTGACGGCACTAGCGCCGTGGCTCAAACGCCTGCAACAGCTTATGCGCCAGGTCAGCCGCAATGTGCCGCGCCAGGCTCTCGGCTCGCTCGCGGCGCATGTTCCAGTCGCTCATCGCTGCCAGATCGAAGGCCGGTGGTGCGCGGCCGATGTGCAGATCAAGCGCCTGCTCACGGCCTATCTGGTAGCGCAGCATCATCGGTTCGCCGCTTGAGGCGAACGGCGACTGATCGATCCGGATCGATATAGTCACAGCGTCTTCCATGCTCTCACCCTCCCGTGGTCCATGAGCGATACCGCAATCCATCTCCACGTCCATACCGGCGACCGCGGCCCCGACACGCCGCCGGCGATCCGTGACCTGACGGACGGCGACCCGGACGCTTACCCGAGGGATCTGGACGACCTCCACGCCCGCCTGATCCGCTGGTTCGAGGAGAGCGAGCTGGCGCGCATGGACGAGATCGACCTGGCGCAGCGCGATCGTGAGTATTTCGACGGCATGCAGTGGACGCGCGACGAGCTGAAGCTGCTGAAGGAACGCGGCCAGCCAGCGATCGTCATCAACAAGGTGGCCGACAAGGTGCAACTGCTCTGCGGCATGGAGCGCAAGGCACGCACCGATCCCAAGGCCTTCGCTCGCACACCGGCCGAGGAGGATCGGGCCGACGCCGCCACGCAGGCCCTGCGCTACATCGCGGACGACAACGACTTCTCCATCGTGCGCAGTGAAGTGTTCTCCAACATGCTCATCGAGGGGGCCGGCGGGGCTGACCTGGGCCTTGAGGACGATGGGCAGGGCTCGTGCAACATCACCATCACCACCATCCCGTGGGATCGCATCTGGTACGACCCGCACAGCCGCAGCTACGACTTCAGCGATGCGCGCTACAAGGGCATGGTCATCTGGACCGACCGCGATGCACTCGAGGAGATGTATCCCGGCGAGGATGTGCAGGACGTAATCGAGAGCAGCTTCAGCAGCGCCGACTACCAGTACAACGACCGGCCGGAAACCGCGTTCTGGACTGACAATAACCGCAGACGTGTGCGGCTCGTGCAATGCGACTGGTCCGAGCGTGGGACGTGGTGGCGCGCGACCTACACCAAGAGCGGGCTGCTGGCCGCACCGCAGCGCTCCAAGTTCAAGGACCGTAAGGGCAAGTCGTGCAGCGGGCTGCTGCTGCAATCCAGCTACATCAATCGCGAGAACCAGCGCTACGGCATGGTCAGGGGCCTGATCAGCCTGCAGGACGAGATCAACAAGCGACGCTCCAAGGCGCTGCATTTGTTATCCGTGCGCCAGGTCATCGCCGAGCAGGGCGCTGTGCCGGATGTCGACAAGGCCAGGCGCGAGGTCGCCAAGCCGGACGGCTACATCGAGGTGATGCCGGGACTGAAGTTCGAGATCGAGCAGACCGCGGACCTCGCTGCCGGCCAGTTCCAGTTGCTGCAGCACGCGACGGCTGAAATGCAGCTCAGCGGCCCCAACGCGGCGATGTCAGGCACCGATCCGCGCGAGCTGTCCGGCCGCGCCGTGCTGGCAATGCAAGCTGGCGGTGCAGCGCAGAACGAGCCGTTGGCCGACGCGCTGCGGTTCTGGAGCAGGCGCGTTTACGAGACCTGCTGGATGGCCGCGCGGGAGTTCTGGAGCGGTGGGAAATGGGTCAGAGTGACGGATGACCTGAACGAGACGCGCTGGGTCGGGATCAATCGGCCGGTGCGGCTGATGGACAAGCTGGCTGACATGCCGGAGCAGCACCGTGCCATGGTGATGCAGCAGATGCAGTTGCAACCCGGCGATCCGCGATTGCAGCAGGTCATCGGCATCGAGAACGACATCAGCGACCTCGACGTGGACATCACGATCGAGGAGGGCATCGACATCCCGTCGCTGCAGGCTGAGGAGTTCCAGAGCCTCGTGCAGCTTGCGAGCGTTCAGCCGGGGCTTATACCGGGCGATGTGCTGATTGCGGCGTCAGGGCTGCGCGACAAAGATCAGATCCTCGAGCGCATGAAGGAGCACCAGCAGCAGCAGCAGCAGGCCCAGCAGCATGCGGGGCAACTCGCAACGCAGCACGCGCAAGCGGACATCCAGGGCAAACAGGCGAAAGCGCAGGCCGACATGGCGCTGGCGCAGGAGCGCAAGGTCAACGCCGCGGCGAACGTGCATTCCGTGCATGGCGAGTTCAGCGCGCCACCCTACGGGCAACCGCATGTGGCTCCCGACAACCCGCCTGGCGCGTCACAGCCGATGCAGCAGCCGTTGGACCCTGAGCAGATGACGCCCGAGATGGCGATCGCGCATCACATGGTCGATCTGCAGAAGAAGACCGCCGACATCAGCAAGACCCGCGCCGACACACTGCTGACCGCGGCGAAGATCCCGCAAGCCGCTCAGCAGACGCTGCACACCGCGCACCAGACGCACCAGACGGCCATCACGACGAACAGGCTGATGCGCACGCCCATTCCACAACCAGCAGCGCCGGGGAGCGCGCCATGAGCCTGGTCCTCATCATCCTGGTCATCCTGATCCTGTTCGGCGGTCTGGGCGGCGGTTACTACGGTTATCGTGGCGGCTACTACGGCCCAGGCATGTATGGCGGCGTCGGGCTGGTGGTGATCCTGCTGATCGTGCTGTTGCTGTTCAGCGGCATCGGTGGCTGGCGGGGACCGTGGTGATCCGGCTGCTATCAGGCGACTGTCGTGACGTGCTGGCTACGCTGCCGGCTGACAGCGTGCAGTGCGTCGTGACCTCGCCGCCGTATTACGGCCTCCGCGATTATGGCACTGCGCAGTGGGATGGCGGGGATGCGGGGTGCGATCACACCACGGCATCGAACCGGGCCAGCAGGCCGCCCAATGGCCTCACGGGTGGCACGGCGACCATTGAGGCTGCGACCATTCAACGCGGGGACTGCCGCTGTGGGGCCCGGCGCATCGACCGCCAGATTGGGCTGGAGGCGACGCCTGACGAGTATCTGGCGACAATGGTCGGGGTGTTTCGTGAGGTGAAGCGCGTGCTGCGCCCGGATGGAACGTGCTGGGTTAACGTAGGCTCAAGTTACGCTTCTTCCGACCAATCTCGCCGGCGCGGCCATGCTCTTGCATGTGACAGCGGTGGCACAGCACCTCAAGGTTCTCTGGTTCCTGATTGCGTTTATCCCGATCCCGATGATGGACGCCAAGATGGCTCTCCGAACCATCGTGAGAACACCGCTGACACCGCCCGACAGACTGCACGAGTGCCCGTGCCTTCCGATGAGATAGACCAAAGTAGAGTGAGGTTGGCTTACTCCGATACACCGACGCTTCAGCCCGACGCTCTGGCGTCCAGAACTGTTCAGCCATCCACGCCGAATGGTCAGGACGCTTTCGGCCTTGAAGCCACGGCCTCGGCTGACCGGCCAGCACCTCCGACATATGTTGACGACGTTCAGGCGTCCGCTCGTATGGTTCGGAGCAATTCCGGCACGTCTTCGACAGACGCGACTTCGGATTTCCGCAGACAGGGCAAGGGACTTTCTTCCAGGGCATGTGAGTGTGGCTCGTGTGGGATATGCTGGGCATATTTAGCCACACCGCTCCTTAAGTTCAAAGCAAAAGACCTGATGATGATGCCAGAATTGCTTGCTTTGGCGCTTCAGGCTGATGGTTGGTATCTCCGAAGCTCGATCATCTGGCACAAGCCGAACCCGATGCCGGAGAGCTGCAGGGACCGTCCCACATCAGCCCATGAGCATGTGTTCCTGCTCACACGCTCGGCCAAGTACTTTTATGATGCTGATGCGGTGCGGGAGGCGCATAGCGATGGGACGTGCGCGTGGACCCCGCGCGCTGTGGCGCCGTCCTCGGATAAATACTCAGGAGTGGGTAATGGCCACGCGGGGAAGAGGAATGCGCCCGACCCCGCCGGCCGCAACCTGCGCAACGTGTGGACTCTAGCGACGGCGCCGTTCAGCGAATGGACTCCATCACACGAAATAGTTCCTGTTCCAGCTTCCGAAGCGCTGGCACCCGGTGCATCAAAGAGTGCAGGCGCCCGTGGCATGGCACGCATAACGTCACCAGATTGTCCATTGCATGTGGGGCAACCTGATTTGGTGCCCACGGGATTTTATGATGGACTGTCAGCCGATCAGGTGAGCCGCATACGCGACACTGGCGACCATCTCGCTCCACGCACGCATCCCGATTCCTCGACCACTCCGCACACTCCCGTTCGTTCGAACTCTCACCCTTCCACGAGTTATTGTTCGGACCCTTCAGATGCTGCGACTGCCACGCCGCATAGCACTGAAACCCACAGAACGGACCTCGATCACCTGTTTTCCGAGCATGCCATATCTTGCGAGGAAACTGCCGATGGCAGACCACACACTCCACCGTCACCACGTTCGCCTGCTTCGATCGACCGTGACATTGGCGAGAGCAAAAGCGCGGCGCCGGAACGCTTGGCTTCCAATTACGAGCTAGAAACGGCTGCTGGCACTGTTCACACGTCAGCGTCGGAAAGTTCTTGCGCATGTCGTTGCGGATACTACCGGAAAGTGACTACTAAAACAAGCCACTTTGCGACGTTTCCGCCTGCCCTGGCCGAGCGGTGCATTAAGGCTGGCACGTCGGAGCGCGGCTGTTGCAGCCAGTGCGGCAAGCCGTGGGTGAGGGTGACGGAACGCAATCTGGATAACGTGCCGACGCGCATGGCGACGAAGCGGGTGCCGGTAGATTGCGAGGCGATGGCGGCATATCTGCGTGAACGGCGCGAAGCTCTCGGACTGTCTCGCGTTGCTGTAGATACGGCGCTTGGCACACGCACGCTTTATTCGTGGTTTGAGGGGCGACCCGCTGGCATCGAGCCTCCAACGCCTGAGCAATGGACGAAGCTCAAAGATGTGCTGCAACTCGACAGCCGCTTTGACGAGCAAATCTACGGCACGGTCGAGGTGGTCATAACGGATCATTCACCATCCAAAGCAGTAGGTGTCCGCACCTATGCTAAGGCGTGGAACTCAGAGACAGCTACCACCGGCTGGCGCACAGGCTGCGACCACAATGCCGATGTCGTGCCCTGTGTAGTTTTGGATTGTTTCGCTGGCGCGGGCACGACGCTGCTCGTTGCTGACCGCTTGCAACGCGATGCGATCGGGATAGAGCTAAACACCGCCTACACCGAGATGGCCATGCAGCGCTGCCGGGACGACGCGCCGCTGTTCGTGGATGTGCCTGCCGCGGACCCTGAGGACGAGCGCATGGCCGACCTGTTCGCGGAGGCAGCGGAGTGAGCCACGGTGCGCTGCTTGGGATCATGGTGCTGGCGCTGGTCGTGCTGCTGATCACGGCGGTAACGTGATGGGATGATCCTGCATAACACCTCGTTTCGCTGCCTTGCGTGCAAAAATGAGTGGATGGACGACCTCGTGTACAACGCGCACTTCCGGGTCGTCATTGCTTCGATGCAGGCCGTGCGTTGCCCCTTGTGCCACGCTGGTTGGAAGCGGATTGCGATCATCACTGAACCGTCGCGTGACGACGCGCCGCAATAGCGAGTAGGGGCGGCTTCTGGCGGTTACCGCCCGCTACTCTCCCGCGCTCCTTGCACGGACGCGGTGCGGCATCACAGCACGGTCGAGTCCAACCCGCAACGACATACTGAGGGCCAATGGCCAGACTTCGCCCTCGCTACAGGCTGACATCGGCGAGAGCCAAAGTAGTGGGGCGGCTGGGTGGGATAGCGCGGGCCAAGGCGCTGTCGAAGCAGCAGCGACAGGAGGTGGCCAGGAAAGCCTCACTGACGCGCTGGGGCACGCTGTATCGGTTGTAACGACGCAAAGATGTAACGACGTAACGACGTAACGACACATGGAGGTATTCAATGGCCAGAGTTCACATTGTAGGCGGCTATCTCAACGTCGAGGGGATGAGCGGCGGATATCCGGACAACTCGCTACCGGGGGCCGAGGGGGACGTTGACCCCGGCTACGGCATCAGCAGCGACCGGCCGTCCAATCCGATCGTGCTACCGCCGGCCCCGCCTGGTATCTGGCCCCCGCCTACGGTGGGCAACCCGATCGCGCCGATCATCGACAATACGCTGCCAGTCGCGCCGGGTACGATCTGGCCGTCGCCTGGCCGTCCGCCACACGTGGATGCAGGGCTGCCGGTTGCTCCGGTGCGTCCGGGCCAGCCGTTGCCACCATCGCCTGGGCATCCGGGTGGCGGGCCGATGCCGGGTGGTGAGCGGCCGGACAATACACTGCCAGGCGGGCAAGGTGGGCAGATCGACAACGCGCTGCCCAGCAAGACGTATTGGATGCTGTGCTACTGCCCGGCGCTGGGATGGCGGTATGTGAGCGTGGACCCCTCGCTGCGTCCTGGCATGCCGCTGCCACCGCACGCACAGCCGAAGTAACAACAAACACACAGGGGCTTCACGTCATGAAACACGCACTGCTCGGCGTCAGCATCATCGCGGGCGCCATGTTCTTCCACGCACCGGCCCGTGCGGCGGTCATCCTCTCGTTCGGCCAGACTGCCGGGACGCCGATCACCGCCACCGAGAACGGCGCGCAGACCGCGACGACGCTCACCGCCACCGACGCCACCATCAGCGTCACCCAGATCGAGAATGGTAGCCCGACCGCAGCATTCTTCGACCTCAGTGCTGCCTCGGTCGGCGCGGCCCAACCGATCCTCGGCGGGTCAGCACAGAAATTCAGCGGTACGTTCAGCATCACGAGTGCGGCCGGCGGCACCGGCACCAACTACCTGTCGGGCACATTCGCTGACGTGACCTTCGGGAGCGGTGCGGGTGGTGCGTTGGCTGTCGGTGCGCCGCCTGATGCGCTCACCCTGACCAGCGACGTGATCACCGACCTGTTCAATCCGAGCGCGGTGGGGTTGGCGTTCGCTGGTATCACGCCGGCATTCCAGATCGTGGGCACCAGTATCGGCAGCTTCACATCGTCCGTGTCGGGCACGTTCTCAGCATCGCCTGCCGCGGTGCCGGAGCCTGCCACGCTGGCGCTGCTCGGCGTCGGCCTGCTTGGATTGGGGTTGGTGCGTCAGCGGCGAGCCTAGTGGCCGAGGCGCCGCCCAACGGCAATGGCGGCCATACCACGGTCGTCCAGGCGGCGATCAAGCTGGGGCAGTCGGTCACCCACGGGCTTGGCCCCCAGTTCCTGGCTCTGGTGCTGTGCAACGTGATGGCGCTGGGCTTTCTGGCGTGGTTCGTCGATGCGAGGGCGAAGCATACCGCCGACGTGCTCAATCAGTTGCTGTCGGCGTGCCTGACGAAGCAATGACCGCCTCCTACTCATCAACCTGCCCCTATGGCACTATGCCGGCGGGTGGAAGCCCCGCTGCGGTGTGCGCCAACTGGCACGCCCAAGTGTCGGCCAGGGTCCAGCCAATGAGCCGATCGCGTTGATACGGGGATATTGCCCGTCGCCGCAGCGTCCTACTCATCAACCTGCCCCTCACGCCCCCCTGGCGCATGTCAAAGCATTCCAGAGGGCTTGGCCGTGCGTGATTTCCTTCCTCGCCGTTTTGGTTGGCAAATGCCTGATAACGTTGGAATTTTGGGCGATTTCCTGCGGGGCGCTCATGGCCTGTCCTTCAGGAGCGCGTGCAGCGCGACAATCACACCCCGGTAGGCGTCACGCGCACCGCGCCGGTAGGCCAGCGTCTCCGGTGTTTCCCCTCGCTCCGGGAGCGCGAGGAAGGGTGGCTCCACTTGCTTCAGCGCCGCCTCCATCACGTCGATCATCGCCGCAACCTGTGCGTATTCGCCCATGGCGCCCGGTTCCTACTCATCAACCTGCCCCAGCAACCGCTGAGTGACGGTTATTATGTTTCTCATCTCGGCAAGAGACATATCCTGCGATATCACAAGAATTGCCCTGGCAAAGCCAACTTCCAACTCTCCAAAAACTCTATTTCCGATAGCTACCCCTAGTCAGGAGGTGCCAGTTGCCACAATTGAGCCAGCCAGAACACACAGAAACCCATGGTGAGCTACTACGGCGTTACCGCCGCGAGCACGCCTTGTGGTCGCTTGAGGGCATGATGGCATGGTGCCTTGAGCATGGCGACGAGCAGCAGCTTGAGGCGTTGACCAATCTGGAAGTCGTGCTGAACGACCTGATGGTCGAGAATGCCGTCCTACGTGCTGGCCTACAGCGCTGAAAGAAAAGGCCCCGCACTCACAGGGAGATACGGGGCGCTTGAGGTTCTCGGACTTATCGCGGAACTCAGCATAGCACAGCGGAGCGCCGCGATGCCAGCCAGCATGAAACACGTCATCAGCGTGCCCTGGACCGACGAGGAGCGCGCGTTGTTGCGGCAGCTCTGGGAGAACGGCATGGGGCCGGTCCTCATCGGGCGCATGCTGGGGCGCAGCAAATACAGCGTCACCAAGCAGACGCAGTTGCTGCATCTGCCGAAGATGCGGGTGCAGCCAGGTTCGGCGCCGACGCCCGAACCACGCCAGCGACCACCACAACCGCTGCGACCTGGCGCGCGCACGCTGCCGCCGCTGCCGAGCGAGTTGCAGAACGCCGGGGAGTGACACTACAGTCCCAGCAACTGGGCGCCGCTATCTACGACGCCCAGCCGCCGGTTAGGCTCGGAAGCGGAACACGATTGCTAGGCGTATCCGCTTCCGGCCCATCCGGAAGATCACCAGGATAAACAGCATCCCAGTATCCTCCGTACGACCGTAGCCCTGTAGCGGGGCACGACGCCGCGCTTTCGCGGGCATCCGGTCGCGCGCGACCTATACCACCACCAACGGACATCACCATGGCTGCCAACGAGCAACTTGAGTCATTCCTCGCGGGCGAAACCGCGACCGTCACCGAAGCCCCGCCAGAGGCCCCGCAGGCAGCGCCAGAGGCGCCGGCACCGAAGCCCGAGGCAAAGGCCGAGCCAGCCGCCAAGGCCGCCACAGCCAAGCCGGAGCCCGAGGACGAGGCCGATCCGCCGGAAGCGCTCGAGGGCGAGCCGGTCATCCCGCGCCGCGCCTACGAGGACGAGCGGCGGAAGAGACAAGATTGGAAAGCGCGTGCGGTCGAGGCCGAGACCAAGCACAAGGAATTGCAACGCCAGTTCGAGGACGCCCAGCGCCGCGCTACCGCCCCGCCACCGCAACCACAGGCGCCAC